GTTATGTCTCCAGGGCCATCATCTTTGCCAGCACCGTGTATGCCACCATGTTTCATCTCTGGTGGAGGGGCATTAGCATAAGCAACACCTGGCATCAATGCGGGTTGTATGTTGAATACTCTGTAGTCAGGCATACTGCCAAGACCTTGATCGCCATAAGCTTCTTGTCCAATCGGTATCTTTTTAGCATCTTTATCTTGACCTTTTAAATAGTTTAATAAAAGCAATTGCCCTATAGGAGAGTTAGCAAAGTCTGTAATGCCTCCAGTGACTCCTTGCATAATTCCTTGAGCTCTGCTTTTACCTTTGTTTCTGTCTACGCCAAAAAAACCTAGAATGGTATCTACTATATTAGACGTATCAGCGTTTGCTATTAAATCTTGTGTAGAGTCCATAAATAAACCAGGATAAAGATCTTTTACGGTGTCCTCATAGTCTGCTGGTTCATCAAATAAATCTGCATAAACATCGCTAAAATCTACGCCAGGCGTGAAACTAGGTGTTAGATCAGTATCACTATCAAACAAATAACTGTAATCATCGTCGTCATTAAACAAACTTGAAAGGTCAAAAGAACCTATGCCTGTATTAGGCATGTTTGGAGTAAGATCTGTTACATCATCAAACATATAACTGTAATCAGTCGTATCTTCGTCTGTAAAAAGATCGTCTAAAAAACTAAAGTCTACTGCCATAATGCTCTCTATATTATCGTTTTTTCTAGTCGTTGTCTTGTTTGTTCGATGCCCCAAAGTAAAAAGATATAATAGCACTCGCTAAACCACCAAGGTAGCCTAATACAAGGTTTATCAACGCTTCTGAGTTTTGTTCTGGTGGTTGAATAGTAACTAAAAATATGTAGCCCATAAAGCCTCCTACAACAAATATACCTATTACTCTAGCTGTCCAATCTTTGCTAAAGTTCTTCCGTGCATCTTGTACTTCTGCTGTTTCTAGTGCGAATAAATCTATATCTAGTTTTTTCATTTGCACTTCGAAGTCTGACTCTACTTTCTTTAACTCCGCCAGTTGTTCAGGTGTAGCTGTTTCCATAGCCTTTTGTATCTTCTTTGGTTCAGGATCACAGCCTAATACTTCTGAAATCATATTAGCAGCCATACCACCCATGGGCCCGCCTAATGCTGTTCCTATTGTTGGAGCTACTGTACCTACAAGATTTTTTAAAATACCTAGTTTCATTAACACTTCCACCTTCTGCGCGCTTGCCTAATTCTTGAATTAGGATCATTTCTAGTTTTAGCAGAGCTTCTCTTTAATTGACCTAGTGATCTTGCGCAATAAGATTTACGTCTTTTAGCTGCTTTGCTACCTTTTTTAACTTTACCTGTTACAGCAGTTTTTAACTTTGATCCAGGGTTGGCTTTCCTATAGGCTCTTACACCTTTTTTAGTCATGCCTGCACCTTTCTTGGTAGGACGATAGTTACCGCCTTTACCAGTCGTTCTGCGTATTGGTTTAGCTTTTTTTCGTGCCACGTCTTCTTTTCCTAGTTGCTGTTCTTCTTTTAGTTACAGGTTTTTTCTTCTTTACTATGGTGCGAACATTAGTAGGTTTCCCTCCTGGATTGCCCGCTGCTCTCTTTCTTTTTACTGCGCTTTTTCTTTGCGCTGCTGTCATGCTTTTAGCTTTCGATCTTGGTACACATTTTGGATACTTACGTTTACTGCCTTTAGCAGACTTTCTACCACAAGCTTGAAACTTACCTTTTTTCTTAGGTGCACCGATGTCCACCCAATCACCTTTAGGTCCCTTTCCAAACCATGCGGTTAGTCCGCCTTTAGGCTTAGCCATTATGCGTACTTGCCTCCACGCTTCTTGTACGTACGCACTAACCAGCCATTAGCATACGCAGAAGGATAGACCTTAAATTTCTTTTTAGCTTCGGCTTTTACTCTAGAATACAAAGCTTTATTAGTGGGTGTAGCTCCACTTTTCTTTTTAGTTTTTCTAGCTGATTTCTTTTTTGTAGCCATTATCTTTTCTTCCTTTTTCTTAGTTTTTGAAAATCTGCTCCTGTAATTTTGTTACGAGGCTTAGCTACTTGAGCTATCTTTTTTTGTTTACGAGACAATTTTTTTGCCATTGTTTTCTCCTATGATAATTTAGTTTTTTTCCTGCGACCGCTTGATACTGCACCGCAACCTTTACTTTGCACCATCGTCTTGCCTGGCATAAACACACCGCCATCTTTCATCTTTGTGGCTGTCTTTGCTGCGTTGGCAAAATCTTGAGCACTCGGCGCACCTTTAGCACCTTTCTTTCTCATTTTTCGTCCTGACTTTCTTTTCTTATGTATATTTTCGTATAGACTCATTATGGTCTCCTTAGTTTTTTCTTATAGTTTGACACATTCTTTCTTTTCTTTTTAGTCTTTTTAGCCATCTAACATCATCGTTTGTAGTCTTACTGCTCGATCTCCTACTTGTCTAGCCCACTTACTGTCCAACATTTCTTCGCCTGCTGTTTCCCAATCCTCTTCTTGTACAGCTGCAAGATAGTTTTTAAATTTACTAAGTCTAGGGTAGCCTAGATTAAAACACATATTAGCCATAACACGTTGTCTCGCATCGCTAAGATCTCTCCACCATTTCATATTCTTGTCTAGCTCTGAGCAAACTATCTCTACATCTTGCTCTAAACATTCTTTAACTCTTTGTTTTGATATAGGCGTACCCATAGGTAACCCCCATTCTTTATCTTTTTCCGTTATTAAATGACCTACACCAAAAGTAGGGTATCCAAGATGATCCCTATAAATCTCATGAATAACACCTTCGTCTAACATAAGTTCTTTTAATAACTGATCTTTATCCATTATATTTTTATTGTTGTCGTTCCGTTTGTAGATACCGTAACTTTGCCCAAGGAAGCTGCACCCTCTACGCCAAATTCTCTTCGCTCGTATAAACTTATCCATTCTTCACCATTCCATAGTTGCAGTTCTTCTGCGGTTAAGTTCCATATAATATCGCCTTGTTGAAATTTATTTGCATTACGCTGAGTTTCATTTACAGATAAAGTAGAATCTATATCTACTTTATTTAAACTTAATTCTAATACTCGAACTAATCTATTAAAAGTTTCAGGAGATATTTCTCCAATAGCGACGGGTAATTTTGTTTCTAACAGTTTACTCATTATCTTCTGCCATTTACTTTGAGGTCCATACGAGTAGCACCTATTCTAAAACCCACACCAAGACGAGCTCCTACACTATTATCATCATCGGATTCTATGCGTAAAGCTGCTTGTCTTGCTCTAAGTCTAGTATCTATTTTAGTAGTAGAACTGGTGCAAGTATTTGTAGATTCAGTAACAAGACTATCTCCTGGGAAATCTCTTTGTTTCAAAACAAAATTAATTGTTTGGCCAGAGCCACCGCTTCCTGTAAATTTTATATCGGGTATGATCCTGCTAATAGATTGAAATTGTTCACCGTTGCCCAATGCAAAATCACTAGACTCTATAAACACGTTATCCATGGGGGATCCATCATTATCGTTACCCGTTTCGTGGTTATATAGATACCCTGATGAAGTGGCCATCGGACTATCAAATATACCTTCGTCCACCCATGCGCTTCTATTCAGCTGGCCAATAGTCCAAACACCTTCTTCATAGTTATAGACTACATACCTATCTATAACAGAGGCACTGCTTGATACGTAGAACCATCCTACTTCATCAAACTCTTTATTTAAAAAACCAAATGCTTGAAAAGACTGGCCTTCATTAAAGTCACTAAACACATAGTCTTGAACGGTGCATGATATATCTTGCACCTGTCCGTTGTAATTATAAAAACCTTTTTTATCCATCCAAAAAATACCTTTGGGAGAATTTATAGCTGCGTTAGGAGAAATTAGTCCAACCCCTTCATTTACTAAATTAACTCCAAATGTAAAAGGTTGACCGATAAAAGTTAACGAATATAAAGAAGTATCTGTCCATACTAAAGTTTCTTGTCTAGCCCTAATCGCTCCAACAATTGAAGATCCTGCGGACAATCGTAAAGACCCTGCTGTATTTGTAGGTAAAGGTTCCCACTCAGTTACGTTTTCTTGGTCACTAAAAGCTATCAACATAGGGTCTATTGTTCCTGACCGTGAACTGCCTGATATTGGATCTGCACCAAAACAAATAACGTGTCTGTCTATATCACTAACTAATACTTGTAAGGCTTTAGTCGGAGCTAGGTTCGCTCCTGCTAAATCAGCTAATGCCGTTGCTCTTGTTGTACCCAAAGTTCCAGCACTTGTGTCGTAATAAAATACACCGCCAGCTCTAACATTTAAAACAAGGTCTTCTCCAAAATTATCTTGTGACCAAATTCTTAATTGGTTTGCAGCGGTTATAGCAGTTGCAGACCCCCAAGTGCCTGCGCCCCAAGTGCCTGCGCCCCAGCCTGTAGATTCTACATAAGTGTCTAGCCCTACATTAATTTGATACTTACCAACAACGGAACTACCACCATTACCGCTGTCACTAGCGTTTGCTGTTACTGTTGCTCCAGAAGTATCTTTAGCAGTTATGGTGTAAGTATTTGCGCCTGTAACTAAAAGTATTTGATACTCTTGATTTAATACTGCAGCAGTCACATTTCCGCCTAAACTAGATGCCCCGCTAAAAGTTACAAAATCATTAGTAACTGCACCATGGCTTGTGTCAGTTATGGTAATTGTAGAGCTGCCATTAGTAGCTGCAAACGTAACGTCCCCTGCAGCAGTTGTACTTCTTAACGGCGTTATGTCGTAAAAATTATCTCCTTCTTTTATGTAAAATTTAAAAGTAGTCCCTAGACCAAGAAATTTAGTAAGGGCTAGATCTACCCAAGGATGTAAAGACCTAGCTGTTCCTACAAAAGTATTTAAAGTAGCTTTAGCCCATCCGCCTATTTTTTCTGGGAGGCCTTTACGAAAACGTACAAAATTGGCATCAAACCATCCGCCATCATTAGAATAGTCTGTACCCTCTCGGTTTATTCCTGGTCGAAGTATAAATTTTTCTAATGCCATTAGTCATTTACTTTTTCTTTTTCTTAGGTGCTACTCCGCCTACCCAAGCTTCATTGACATCTTCAGTTGATTTATCATCAGCTATAAATTTGCCTTCTTCATTTCTTGCTCTAGCAGGTTCTACAGTTTTAACCTTTTCTACATCGTCTAGCTGTATTCTTGTTACAGAAGTTACTTTGTTAGATACTTGATCTGTTTTTTCTACTGTCTTTCTAGTAAAGAAAGATGATACTTTTTCCCAAAAACTCATGACTTATCCTTGGCTTTGCCAATATTAAGGGCCAAAAAGTCTATAACTTTATATAGTTGAGCCAAAAATTTATCTCCTTTAGGAGTGGGAGTTATAGCAGCAACTAATGAAGCTATTGCTATTATGGCTGTAACCCACATGAAAATATTAAGATATAACATCTGTTTTCTCCGTTGTTAATGATTCTTTTATTTGCTCAGCCACATCTGGAACATCCCAACAATTAAGGTTAGATGCTACTGTTCTTCTTTCACCTTTACCTTTGAAGGGATAAACCATGTGTTGTAACCAAGAAGGAAATACTAATAGTTTTCCTACTTCTGGTTTCATAACAAAAGACTGAGGCGGTCTAAGTCTTGTTGTGTTCATTAATTCGTTTCTACCATAATTAAAAGCAATGTAGCCATCGCAATCGCCAGATGTATTGTATAAGGAGTAGTTTGGCGACCCAGCCACAGGTTGATTTAATATCTGTTGTGGTACTTTTGTCCAACCAGTAGTTGATATTCCCATAAGAGTTTTTGTTCCATGATCGTGGATTGGATTATAGTCGCCTTCATAACTATGCACCGACCATGTTTCATCGATGGCTACTGCTTTAGGAGAAGAAAGGCTTGAACCTGTATTATTGTTAAAAAAATTTATGTAATCAGCACCAAGACTACAGATAAAATCAGAATATTCTTTTACTCTAGGGTCGTTATTATCCATCAGTAATTGTTCGCCTTGGGATATTTGTCCTACTAAAGTATTAGCTAATGATTTTTTGTTTTCATCTTCTAAATATTCATCTAGGTAATCATTTAGGTCGTTCACCATACTTATAGGCATTTCTGTTTCCATAACGAAAACAGAGGGCATATTATGTACTGTAACTTCTGCCATTAACTAGGAACGCTAAATGCTTGGTCTGGTGTACTTTCTGCTGGTGGGTTAGTTATAACGCTATCTACTTGACTAGCAAAAACTGCATCCCATTGTGATACAGGACAGATAGCTACTAAATTAGCATTTGTCCAACTACCTTTTGCTTTGAGTGTAAAGTTAGTTGTAGTGCTGCCATCTACGTTAGTGTCTGTTTGGTTTACAGTAGTTGCAAAAGTAGATGTGTAATAAGTTGCATCACCTTCACTATCGTTTACATAAGTCATTTCAATATCCCATTTATCAACTTTGCTACTGCTGTTAACGTATGGGGTACAACTTGTTATTGTTTTTGTTACTGCCATTTTTTACTCCTTATCCTTCTAATGTCGTGACTCTAGTAGTCAACGCATCTATTTTATCATCAGCTTCTTGTATAGCCTTAACTAGAATTGGTATTAATTGAGTTTCCATCAATTTATAAGATAGTGAATTAGAGGTATTAACAACATGGTCATCAGTCCAACCTATTGAATTTTCTATTACTTTAATTTCTTGTGCTATGAAACCTAATTGTTTGTTTGTTGATTTTTTACTATGGTCTCTTTCACCATACTTTTCATGGTCATGTGAGTAATAATTTGTTCTATTATCCCAAACATAAGTTACAGGTCGCATTTGATTTACAAAGTTTAAACCTGCATTATCAGGTAAAGTTGCAATATCTGTTTTATCTCTTTCATCAGAACCTACAGTTAAAGCTACTTTTGTTTCAAAAACAGCAGTTGAATTGTTACCAAGAACTATATTATTGCTTGTTGTTACTGTTGTTAAAGCATCATTACCAGCAGCATAACCAATAGTAACATTATTATCTGCTGTGGTCATACCACCACCAGCACTTAATCCCATTGCAACATTTTGCTCACCTGTAGTCACTAGACCAAGAGCATTTGCTCCAACGGCAACATTTGTACCTCCTGTTGTGGCAGCATCTAAAGCGTTCCATCCAAGAGCAGTATTGTAACTAGCAGTAGTAGAAGAAGTTAAAGAACCGTAACCAACTGCTACGTTAGATTGCCCTGTTGTGTTTGCATCTAAAGAGGATTGTCCTACTGCTGTGTTTTGTATTCCTGTAGTCGTTGCTCCCATAGCTTGTTGCCCTACTGCTACGTTATCTTCAGCAGTTGTAGCAGCATCTAGTGCAACATCACCAACAGCTACGTTTCTGTTGCCTGTAGTGTTTGCTGTTAAAGAGTTATAACCTATAGCAGTATTTTCAGCACCTGTGGTATTGGCATTCATAGAGGCATAACCGAGTGCTGTGTTGCGAGATGCTGTGGTTGTTAATTGCAAAGCAGCAAAACCCACAGCCGTATTGTTTGAACCTGTCGTTAAGGTTGTCAAAGCTGCTGCTCCAACTGCTGTATTCAAAGAACCTGTTGTTTGTGCTTTTAAAGCAGATGTGCCTATAGCTACTCCGCTTCCGTTTGTTGTGTTTGCTTCTAAAGCATCTCTGCCAATAGCTACATTTGAGTCTCCTGTTGTATTTGCATATAGTGCAGAACTTCCTATGGCTGTATTATAACTACCTGTTGAATTAGTTAATAAAGCACTCCAACCTAAACCTGAGTTTTGTGTTCCTGTTGTAGTACCTCCTAAAGCATCTCTGCCGACTGCTGTGTTATATGAAGCTGTAGATGATGCATCTAATGCTGTTCTTCCTACTGCTGTATTGTCTATTCCTGTAGTATTAGATAGAAGTGCCCTGTAACCAACTGCGGTGTTATCATTGCCTGTCGTACTGGCTGAGAGTGTATTTTCTCCCAATCCAGTATTTTGTGACCCTGTTGTATTTGAGTGTAAAGCGTTACTACCTATTGCTGTATTAGCTGAACCTGTAGTGTTTGCATCAGCAGCAGCATATCCTACTGCGGTGTTTGCATTTGCTGTAGTGTTTGCTGCTAAGGCAGCAGAACCTACTGCGGTGTTTTGAGTTCCTGTTGTATTCGCTGTCAAAGCACTAGAACCAATTGCGGTATTGTCATCTGCTGTGGTGGTCGCATCTAAAGATAAAGCACCTACAGCAGTATTTCTTGTTCCTGTAGTTATTTCTTTACCAGCATTTCTACCTATACCTGTGTTGTAAATAGAATCCGTAAGCTTTTGTAATGCTTGATAACCAAATGCTGCGTTGTTACCACCAGTTGTGGTTGTTTCTAATGCTCGATAACCTACTGCTGTATTATTAGTTGCAGTAGTATTAGCCTCAAGTGCTTCGCCACCCACAGCTACATTAGAAGCACCTGTAGTGTTTGCTGTAAGTGCAGCGTTGCCTATAGCTACATTATTATCACCACTTAAAGAACCGTCGTCTAATGCAGTATCACCTAAAGCGACGTTGCCTGTGCCAGTAGGATAGTTTCCATCTAGTTTAATTGTTCCGCTATCTGTAGAGAAGTTACCAGCGTTTGTTATGCCGTCTGTTGTGGTTGCTCCATCAACATCTAATGCACCTGTTACAGCTAAATCACCACCTACTGAGGCATCATCTGTAACTG